GGCCCCAGCAAGGTAAATCGTGTCGCTGGTAATGGCGATGCTGACGGTATTGCTGTCGAGATTCACGAACGTAATCGCCGTGCCCACCGGGTAGGCAACGTTCGCATTGCTGTCGATGGTGAAGGTGTCGCCAGCGCCAGCCCCTGACGGGTGGTACAGGTGTTTCCCCGCGTCTGCAAGGACGGTGGTGTAGTTGCCGCTTTGGCTGTTCTGCGGAATGCCCAGGTACCCCAGCGATGCCGATGCCGGCGGGAAGGTCATCGTTGTGCCGTCAGTGCCGGCAAGGGTCAGGGTGTTGCTGACGGTCAATCGCTTGGCTGTGCCCAACGCAATGGATGGACCCAGCCCCAGCGGGCCAAATCGATGATCCTCGTAGGACGTTACCGAATCCGTGCCAGTGACGATCTTGTAGGCGCGTGCGTAGGTTGCTGGGTCGTCCCAATTGGTCGTGGAAGTGGCGAAGCTAACCGCCCCGGTGGCGCGGTTGACCACCATATAAGTCGTGGTGCTGGCGCCGCAGACGTTCGTACCATTGGCGACCGAACTGCCACCGTACCGGGTGCCGTAGTAGGCCCACGTCAGCCCGACGCAGGCTTCCGCATGCCGCCCGTAAGCAGTTGCAGGGCTCGCTGCATCGAACAGGTTGTTCGCAGTGACTTCCTTTTGCGCCTGCCCGGCCTCGATCTGCTCAAGAATGGTTGTGCTGTCCATAGTTCAAAGAGTGACGGTTGCAGGGAAGCCAGCACCGACAAGGGCCGACAGTTGGCAGACCTCTACGGTCATGCCAGGGTGGTTGCCGACTTCGGCGTAGGGCTCCGTGACGGTCTGCGTTTCGAGAACCGTCGTTCCATCAAGAACTCGGACGCGGTACTGTTCGGTTGCCTCGCCCAGCGGAACATCGGTTCCGTTTGACCAGACACCGCCGAACCTCGGGCGACGCACCCATTGCACGGCGTACCCACTGGCGGTGAATGCGCGATACAGATGCACAGGAGTCCATGGCTTCAGCGCAGCGGCTGTGTTCTCGAATTCCTGCGTCGCTGCGTCAACGATGGCCGTGCCGTTGGCAACGCCCTTGTAATACGCCTCCCCGACTTCTGCGAGCTGCTGAGACACGCGATAGACGTTGGCGGGATCAAGCACCACGAAGCGCTCATTGATGGCATGCGATGCCATGTGCTGCTCTGTGCCCTTTCGACCGCGCAGGAAGCCTGTCAACTTGTAGGTCTTCGGCGCGATCAAGGTCCGCCGCTGAATCTGAAGAACCTCATTGCCCAGCAGGCAAGCCCCGCCATCGTTCAACAGCTCTGCCCGCGTGATGCTCGATAGCGTGGCGTCGGAGTCATACAGGGTGACGGTCACGCTGTTGACTTCATCAACAGTGTTCCCGCCGGAGAAGTCGCCGAGCACAGTCGTCGCGTAGCCCATGACGCCGGCCACGTTCATCGCCTGAATCGAGGAATAGGCCGTGTCGTCCGCGCTCTTGTAAATCGCCCCGCCACGGAACTGAGACCCGTAGCTTCCGGCCACTGCGTAGAAGCCGGGGCTATCGTAGTCATCGTCCCGCAGCGCAGGAAGATCCATCAACATCAGCCGCATCGGGCCATCGAAGCGAATCTCGCCACCGCCGCCGGATGTCTGAGATGGGGTGACGTTCGGGCTGTAGATGGCGGCGATGGTGTCTCGAAGGGTCCAGCGAATCACCGGGCCGTCTTCCATCTTTTCCAGAAGCTGACCTGTGTAGGTGAACTCGCCATCGTTCACCGTCACTACATCGGTCGGCAGGTGCTTCGTGTACTTGCGGGTCGTGGAGAACTTGCGCTCGGTGCGGCCGACCCAGCCGTCATGCAGCAGAACATCAGCAACTTCGGCGCCCTTCTCGTCGGTCATGACGATTGGCAGTTCAACGTCAACGATCTGCCGGCTGCCGGTGGTGACTCGCCTTGCCTGCTGGCTGCCTACTTGGTAGTCCGCCTCGCGGACCATGTAGGTAACTCGCACCGTTGCAGGCAGTTCAGTTTCCTGCGCGCGCTTCGGTGTCACCAACGGCTCAGGCTCGCCGCCTTCGCTCGCTCCAAGCTCATCAGCGGGAATCGTCACCACCGAAGCACCGCCGCGCTTGACGAACACTATCTCGTCGCCGTTCTCGACGGCATCAAAGAAGTACGCTTGACGTAGTGGCTCGATCGCCGCTCGCCCAGTCATCACGCGCGGCCGGATGTAGCCCTGCACAACGTCGGTCAGGTCGGACACGTCGATCTGACTCGACTCAAGCCCGCATTGCTCGCAGATGTCGGAAACAATCTCGCTCAGCAGAATCCCGCCGTCAGCTACCGACTGAGCCGACGACTCACCAACAGCGGCAGTCGAAACGACGATGCCGTAATCAACGCCATAGGTGCCGGAGATTCCCGCAGCAGCGGCTTGGGCATCCCACCATGCCGAGTTGTTGTAGTTCGGGTCCGTAGACCGAAGAACAGGGCCTAGCGGGTACTGCGTCACCGACGAGTCGGCGATGGTGTCAACGCCCTGCTCTAGCACCAGCAGTTGCCGAAAGGTTCCTGCGGTTTCTGTGTATTCGTAGTTCGGGCTAATCTCGCCGTTCTCGCTCAGGCAAAACAGCGGGTTGCCGGGAAGCTCTGCGATGCCAAGAACATCAGGATCGCCGGGAACACAAGACACAGCCTGTAGCGTCGGAATGCGCTCTACGCGAATCCGCATCGGCTCCGCAAGGCTGGCCGTTGGGAAGAACCCGCCGCTAACAGGGTAGTTGGTGCAGTTGTTGTTGATGTGGTCGCCGTAGCCAGGAGGGTCAACAATGGGAGCGCCGCCGTTGTACTGAATACGCAGCAGACCAGCATGGCCCCATTTGAAGTCACTAGCGATGGTGTCGGACAACATCCAGACTTCATCAGCATCAGGGGTGGCCCCTTCGCTCAGCAGCGATGAGCACAGGAACAGTCCAGTCTCAGGCCCGCCGCGATACTCGATTCGCGTCGGCATCTCGACGTTGAACGCCAGGTACACGTAGCGCGGGCCAAGATCCGCTAGCAGTTCATCCTGAGCCCCGCCCGGAGCGTTGAACGCGCTCAGGACGCTATGGCCATCCTCGGATGCGGATGTCCAATAGCCCTGGTAGAACGTGTGAATCCCGCCGTTCAGCGCGATCATCGCGGCATAGGCGGCTTCAAAGGTGTCGTGGCTGCTGATAACGGTGCCGTCTGTGTCCAGGGCCACAAACACCATCTCGCCGCCGTTGCTGTGCCTCGGGCCAAGCGGGGTTTCTTCCCACGGCCACACCATCAACGGCTGGATGTCTTCAGTCTCCAGCTCGTCGGGGGTGTCAGTGACGGTTTCGACTTCAACGTTGGTGACTTGCGATTCAACAGGAACACCATCAAAGACGATGTACGCACAGCCTCGGTAGGCTTCGACATTGCCCACACCTTCCGCCGCTTCAATCGTCGGGTCAGGTAGCTGGGTTTCGCTGCCGGTGTACCAAGTGAAGTAATCAGCGAATCGCGCGCTCGCTGCTTGTGTTTGTGCGTCGGCCCCCTCGCTGATGTCATACACCAGCTTTGAGTTGAACCAGATTTTCCGAATGCCGGGGATGATGCGGCTATCGATCAGGACAGCGAATGTCTGGAAGTAGGAATAGGTTTCAACTTCCGGCCCGCCCTTGCCGCCAGAAGATGAAGTGCGTTCATCAAGCGGCAGCGCCCAGATGACATTGCCTGCCGTTCGCACGCCGCCGTACACGTCGGGAATTGGCGCCCCATAGCTGCTGATCTGCACCTTCAGGTCGGCGAGCCGCGGGCCTTGCTGCTTTGGTCCGAAGGAACTGCCTACCAGGCTGCCTGCGGCCCATCCAATCTGCGCGCCAGTCGGGCCGGCAATAGCAAAGCCGGCCACCGCTCCGGCTGTCGCAATCAGAAGCTGCGCTGAATCTGACACGTCAGCCCACTCCTGGCATCACGTAGGCGTGAGTGACGCGACGGCGCCACTTCGCATCGATGCCGTGTTCAACCACTTCGCGCCGGCCAGTGTTCAATGCGTGGACCATGCCCAGCGGCGTGACGATGGCGACATGCTGCGGGTCGCGCCTGAATCGCATAGCAATCACGTCTCCGGGCTGGGCTTCTGCCGGGTCGATTCGGGCCATGAAGGCATCCAGCACGTCGATCAACGAATTGCCGTGCGGCTGGGTTGCATAGCCCGCATGAGGTGCAAAGGCTGTCTCCCACCAGTCAGCAGGCACGATGCCAAGCGCTACAGCAACACCACCAATGAGCCCGCCGCAGTCGCAGCCGACGCCGCGCAGATGCGCCTGATGCGCGTAAGGCGTGCCAAGCCAACTGCGGGCCTCGGTCACAACTTCGTCGCGCGTCATTGGCCGCCCCGCAGCATGGCGTCATTTCCGGGGACGAAGCTGAAGCCGCGAAAGTTGACGACGTTGCTGAAGGTGTCCTTGCACGTCGCCTTGGTCTTGTCGCAGCCGGGGACGATGGTGAATTCGTCGCCGACCTCAACGTCATATGGCATGGGGATCTGCGTTGTCAGCACACCCGAGATGTGCGACTTGATTTCCATGCTTCGGTCGGTGTTCAGGCCGGTAGTCCACGTCAGCACGCCATAGGTGTAGGTATCGCTGCCAGTCACATCGGTCGTGAAGACTTGATTCGACGTGGCAACGGTCACTTCCCCACTGACCCGCAGCGCTTCAAGATCGACCCCGCACCGCGCGTCACCTAGAACCGCGTCGCAAGACGGCGTGACCGTGCGGCCAATGTTGGTTTGCAGCGCATACATCAGCCCGCGGAGCTCGGCCTTGTACGTCTGCCCGCTGCGCGTCACTTCCCCGAGCGTTCCCGCCCGCAACGGGTTGTGCCCCATCGTCAGGTCTTTGTAGTTGACCTCGACAATGACGACTTCAGCGCCGTCCCAAGCGCCGGCTTCAAGGTCTTCCGCTGTGATGCCTGCGCTATCCAGAAGCCCTTGAGCTTCAAGGCCGTCAACGTTCAGCTCGCTGCTGGTGTCAACGGCCGAAGCGTCGAAAACGCTGCTGGGTTCGTAGTTCAGCGACTGATATGGGATGCGGACATCATGGTCCGTGAACGCGAACACCTGGCCGTCGCGGCGGGTCAGCTTCCATAGGCGCGCGAGCGTGGTTGCTCCGCTGGCGTAGTGCGCGGCCAGCTCTGCGGAAATCGCCTTGCTCACAAGCGTATTTCCTCAAGCACGATCTGATCTTGAACAAGGATCAGGTTCGATGTCACGCCATCAAGACGCGATCCAACCTCGTTGTCCTTGAACGTCACCGGATAGTCGAAGGTTCCGACCCAATAGGACGGCGTGCCAGAAGTGACTGTCGCTATACCCGTAGCCGTATCCAGCGTGAACGTGCAGGGCGAATCGCCGGACGTGTAGACGACGACATCGGAAGTCGGCTTGTAGATCGGCCGGTGGAACGTGATGGACGCGAACGTGTACGTTCTACGTAGCTGCCAGGTCTGCCCGGTGATGTTGACAAGCGATGTGTTGGTCTTGACGCCTCGATAGTCGGCCCAGTTCCTGAACCTCAATCCAGCGTAGGGCGTGAAGTTGATGACGTGCCACATGGCTTCGATCTCTTCGTAGCCATCCGGCAGAAGAATCCCATGTGATATGTCGAACTCAGAGATTGGCGCCGACCACGCGAAGTCCTGCACCATCTTGCCGCTGCCGGTGTAGGACTTGGTTCGTCCGCGGTTCGTGCGGATGACCTTCGCGCCGCGCTCGATCTTCGTGGACATCCGCGATTCAAGGAAGGCCATTAGCTGTTCCTCGTCATGGAAGTCTGCATGCCACGGCCGACAGCTTTTGCGATCTGGCCTTCTGTGGCCCTATCAACCCGGCCCGGCAGCGTGAAGTTGTTGATGACCGTGATTGCCTGCTGCGCCGCCTTGGCTTCTTGCTTCTGCGGCGTGATGCTCCCAGCCTGAGAAGCAAGCAGGTATTGCCGACTTCCAACGTTCAACAGTTCGCCGGGGCCTTTCTTGGTTTCGTTGACCTCGATGATCTGCCCACGCGAGACAGTTCCGCCCATTGCCGCACCGCTGATGCCAATGCCGAAGGCGCCTGAAGACATCTTCCCGCCGAAGCCAAGCGCACCGCCTAGCAGAGACTGCAAGAACGATCCGCTACTGGTGTCAGGACCAACCAGACCCATGAGCTTCTGCACCTGAATCGCAAGCTGCTGCTTGACGATGATTCGCGTGATGTCAGCCACCAGCGAATCAGCGAACGCCTTGTAATTCAGCTTGCCAGTGGTCAGGAACTCGGTAAGCGCATCCTCTGCATTCTGGAAGGTGCGCGAGAACAAGTCGTCAGTTGTCTGCGCGATGTTCTCTGCTGACTCGACGTAGTTGTTGATGGCTTCGCTGGCACCGATTGCAGCACTGGACTGCATCTTGATCAGTTGATCGTAGTAGTCCGCGAACGACTGCAAGGACCGCTGCTGGAATTCCTCGATGATCGCTAGGCGCTTCTCATATTCGCCTTCCGACAACTTGCCCAGAACCCTCAGGTTCTCAAGCTCCCGGCGCTGGCCGGTGAAGTTGTCTTCGATCTGGTTGCGGCCGATGTCGAATCCGCGCTGGCGCTCGCCCTGCCCCAGCCCTTGAATCAGACGGTCCTGCTGGCGGTTCTGCGTGTCAAGGTAGTCCTGCGCCGCCTGACGGGCTGAGTCGTAAGACTTCGCTAGCTCATCTAGAGAAATCTTCTGCTGCAGGTTCAGGTTCGTCAGTTCCGACGACGTTTTTGCCCGCAGGATGGCAAGCTGCGCTTCGGCTTCTGCGATCTTTCGCGTGTTGTCGATCTTGTCCTTGCCCTTCAGGTCTTCTTGCTGAAGGCGGGCAATCTCTTGCTCGAAAGCCCGTTCTTTGGCCTGAGACTCAAGGGCGATGAACTGGCGGCGGGATTCGTAGTAGTCACGCTCGTTGACCAGCCCGCCAGCCCGCAGCGTTTCAAGGATGCGCTCTGCATCTGTGTAGATGCCAAGCAAGCGATCTGAATCCGCCTTGATCTTCGACAGGTCGAAGGCCAGCTCTGACCGGTCAATCGCACGCTCCGCTGCGGCGGTTGACTTCGGCTTCTTTTCCTTCTCTTGGAAGGACGCGACGATGGCCTTTACCCGGCTGGCAATCTCATCTCCACCAGCCCCAGCAGCACGCAACGTTGCCACTTGCTTGGTGATCTCGGCGTTCATGCGGGTCTGAACGTCTAGTTCCTTTTCCTTGTACTTCAGCCCCTCTTTGTCGGCCTCGATGCGGGCTTGAGTCTGACGCACCGCGGCGGCCTTGGCTTCGGCAGAGCGGTTCTCAAGTCGAATGGTTTCCTTCAGCGTTTCAACCGTGGCCTCGGCCGCGCGAATCTCGGCTGCGCTTGCCGAACGCTCGGCGCCGTCTCGGCCAACCCGCACAGAGCCGTTTCTCAGCTTGTCTAGATTGGCCTGCTCCTTTGCAAGACGCTCTTGCAGGGTGTCCGCACGGCCAACGCTCAGAATCGCGTCTAGCGCTTCCTTGGTGGCGTCCTTGATAGCTCGCCATCCGCGCTCGATGCTGCCAAGCCTGGCTTCGATTTGCGCGCCGCGAGACTCCAGCGCATCGGCGTAGGCTTTCTGCGCCGCGGCGGCAGCCTCTACCGTCCTGCCCTGCTCCTGAAGCGCCTTGATGTTCTGATAGACGCTGGTGGTCAGGAACCGCGTGGTTTCGTTCAGCTTGATCGACGCTTGCAGCGGATCTTTGCCCAGTGCAGCGAACTGCTTGACCGTTTCGTCAATGGCCTGCCCTGCCGTGCGCTCGAACTGAATGGCGATGGTGGTGATGCGCTGCAGGCTGTCGGCTGCGACGTTGCCATCTGCCGCGAAGGCTGCAAGGGCTTCGGCAGCATTCGATTGCGTGCCGACAACACCGTCAATGGCAACCGCCATCTGTGTCAGTTGACCGACAGTTGTTCCTGCCGCGTTCCCGCTCAGGATGATTGCCTTTGCGTAGGCGTCGGCTTCCTTGCTGCCTTGGTTGTAAGCCAGGGCAAGAGCACCAGCAGCAGCAGCAGCCAGGGTGAACGGGTTGATCAGGCTGACGACATAGCCCCCAAGAGCGCGAGCTGCGGGGCCGATGCCGCCGAACACGTCTTTAAGCTGGCCGCCTTGCTGTAGCAGGACGGTAAGCGGAGCCTGTCCACCCTGCAAGCTGACGAAGATGTCAGTCAGTTGCGCAGGGACTTGGCGCAGGGCTGCGGTGGTCTGCTTTGCAGACAGCGTGCCGTAGTCGAATGACTTGTTCAGGCCGTCAACCGCGCCCTTGGCCTTCGTGGCTCCTGCCGCGACTTCGCCGAACGCTGTGGCCCCTAGCGATGTCGTCAGATTCGACGGCAGCGGCCGGCTGAAGTTGGTTGCGCCCAGTGAGGTTGTTAGCCCGACAGGGGCTGTCAGTCGCTGGCTCTGCTGATTGACTAGCCTTTGCTTCGCTGCGACTTCATCGAGCTGGTCAAGGTACGGCTTCAGAACGCCAATCGTGGCGCCACGCTGCCGAGCCAGCGACTCGATAAATTTGGAACTCATGCGCCCGCTGGCGTCAACACCGGCCTCGATGGCTGCGATGTTCCGCTGCGCGAGTGCAATCAGGTTCTTGGTTGTGGCCTCGATCTTCCTGGCCGCTGCATCAGCGCCGCCACCAAGCTTGCCGAGCCCTTCCGAGCCCTGTTTGCCAACGTTGGTCGCGGTTGCGCCAAGCTCACCAAGCGACTTCTTCGCCTTCTCGACGCCGGAGACAACACCGTCCGCGCTGGCCGACAGTTCAATCTGCGTTTTCTTGTCGGCCACGCTTACCCCTTGCGCTTCCAGATCACCGTAAGCGCCTCGTCTTCCATAGCCCGGACACCAGACTCAAGGCGCGCGTATTCGGCGCGCTTCAGCTTCATGCGGTCGAGCTTATGAAACAACACGTTGTAGTCCAGTCCTACAGGGCCGTTCGGCCCCAAGCGCCATTGCGTGCAAAGGTCGATGAACAGGTTCACCGCCGGCATGTTCTCGGCCCACACTTCAACCGGGGGGCCGCTCGCTTCCTCGACCGTCAGGCCCATACTCGCCGCCTCTTCTTCAGTCGGCGCAGGCGTGTAGATCGCGCGAGCGGCTTCCCTCAGTTTTTTTCCAGGGCCTTGGTGTGCTCTTCCCAATAGGTGTCGGCGATCCGATCCAAAGCCCCGATGTAGGAGCCGTCGAGAATCTTCATGT